ATGCAGATTTTGGAAGAAGACGGACTTGACAAAGATAGAGAAATGGGTTATATTAATGTTAAACCTATAGACAAGGACAAATCAGAGGTAAGTTAATGACCTATATATTAGTAGATACTGCAAACACTTTCTTTCGTGCAAGACACGTTATTAGAGGCGATGCCGATACAAAACTTGGTATGGCTTTTCATATTACACTTAATTCAATTAAGAAAGCATGGCAAGACTTTGATGGTAGCCATGTTGTGTTTTGTTTAGAAGGACGTAGTTGGCGCAAGGACTACTATGAGCCTTACAAGCGTAATAGGCAAGAAACACGCGATAAAATGACTGTTAAAGAGTCCGAAGAAGATAAACTATTTTGGGAAGCATTCGATCATTTTAAAGATTTCATTACTGAAAAAACTAATTGTACAGTATTACATCATCCGCAACTAGAAGCAGATGATCTTATTGCAGGCTGGGTGCAATCACATCCTGATGACAATCATGCAATTATTAGTACAGATGGTGACTTTGCACAATTAGTAGCACCAAATGTGCGTCAGTATAATGGTGTCACTAACACTGTAATTACACATGAAGGATACTTTACAGATAAAGGTAAACCTGTAATTGACAAGAAAACAGGCGAGCCAAAGCCTGCTCCTAACCCACAATGGCAGTTGTTTGAAAAGTGTATGCGTGGCGACACTAGTGACAATGTGTTTAGTGCATATCCAGGTGTACGCAAGAAAGGTACAAGGAACAAAGTAGGTTTGTTAGAAGCTTTTGCAGACAAAGATACAAAAGGCTATAACTGGAATAATCTAATGCTACAGCGTTGGGTTGATCATGATGGTGTTGAACATCGTGTACTAGAAGATTATAATCGTAATGTAGTACTTTGTGATTTATCTGCACAGCCTAATGATATCAAAGAAATTATTACTACAACTATTGCAAACAACAAGACAAAAAATATTTCACAGGTTGGTTTGCGTCTTATGAAGTTTTGTGCTACATGGGATTTACAACGTGTGAGTGAAAACGCTCAGTTATATGCTGAGCCATTACAAGCGAGGTACAGTGTATGACAATTAAAGCAAAAGAAATATTAGATGGAAAGTTTTGGATCCTTGAAAACCAAGGAGTAAAGGTTGGTACACTATCTATTTCCGATGACAAATATATTTTAAGTGACGGAACAAACACAAAATTTATTGATACTAAAAGACAATTAGAAAAAGATATCGGAAAAGTTAGTTGGACTAAACTTGAAATCACAGAAAAATTAGACAAAGAAATGAATGGCTTTCCTACAAGTTGTGTGCCTTTTAATCCTTTGTATGATGTACAACGTAATCTACCATTATTTACAAAAAGTGATAAAAGTAAAAGTCATTATTGTGCAGGTTATTATATTATTAAATTTGAAAAAGGTTGGGTAAAAAGTTTTTGTCCTAAGAGTATTACTCTTGAAAGATATCCTTACAAAGGTCCTTTTAAGACAAATATAGAAATGCGTACAGAACTGAGTAAAGCAAATGCAAAATGATAAGTTGAATACTATTCCTGTACAACAGTTTTTAAAACAAGTTAAAAGTGCAGATGCTAGTAGAGCTAAAGAAGTAAAACTTGATATAGATCAAGCAAAGAATTTAGCGTTTACTCTTGGAATTATTATGACTAGATTAAGTGAAGATTTAGAAACACTTATAAGAAAACAAGACAACACAGAAGAGCAAATAGAAGTAAGGTTAGACGGCGGAAATAGCTGGTAAAATCGGATAAATATATACGTATATAATTTAGGAAAATACGTATATGAGCAGACCCAAACCAACAGTTTTATTAGAATTTATAGATAAAAAAACATATAGAAGCGAACAAATTCTAGATGCAGAAGCTATATGGGCAGTGTTCTATAAAGATAAACCTTTTAATTTAAAATCATCTAATAGCCTTACAAATTATCCAGGTCCTAAGTATAAAAAAGTTTCATTTTCTAATCCAGGACATGCTATAAATCTTGCAAAAAAACTAAATGATTTATTTAATTGTAAAGATTTTACAGTGGTACAATTAACTTCTGGACATAATATACCTCTAGCAGATGAATAATGAACTGGAAAGAAACCTATACCAAGATATTTCTTAAAAACGCTGGCAAATCTGTCAACGAAGCAAGTTTAAAAGAAGTTCTTCCTCTTTGGTGGCAAAACACAAGATCAAAAGATACTGGCGGACTTAGGCTTACAGAAGCTGGTTATGATTTTATTATCAACGAACTTGACTTACAAACTTATCAAGTACCTTATCCTGCAGAATTTGAATTTACTACTAATGTAGTTATTTGGATGGATCAATTTATTGACTGTCCTTACTATCTTGATCGGAGCGGAATTGTAGTCACAAATGAGAAAAAAGCAATGGAATTACACTTATTCTCAGGAGATGTAAGAAAATATGGCTTAATTAAAGCCATGAATAGACAGAAATAATATACTATTATTACTAAATAATCTCATATGTTAGCTCATAAACATTTAGTAGTTAGGGCAGAAGTTGACAAGCCCTTAGTCAACAAGAACAAAGCCATCAAGTTTTTACGCTCTCTAATAAAAAAAATTAAAATGAAACCTATGTACGGACCAACTGCAAGTTATTGCAAAATGAAGGGAAATAGAGGTATAACTGCTTTTGCAATAATAGAAACAAGTCATATAGCAATGCATATTTGGGACGAAACACAACCAGCTCTTGTACAATTAGATGTGTATAGTTGCAGTGATTTTACCCCTAAGACCGTGTTCGAACACATAGAAACAATGATTCCTACTAAAATTGACTACAAATTCCTTGATCGAGAACAAAAATTTATTCAAGTTTTGGAAAAATAAAGGTTGACTCTTACACATAAAGGTGCTATATTATATACATAATAAGGCACTGAAAACAAGGAGTACAACATGGAAAACGTCGCAGTACGTACAATTAGTCCTAACAAGGCTAAAACACGCATTCAACATGCAATTAAAAAACAACGTCCAATTTTTATTTGGGGGCCTCCAGGTATTGGTAAATCAGACATTGTTCATCAAATTGGTGAATATATGGATGCTTTAGTTATAGACGTTCGTCTATCACTTTGGGAACCAACAGACATTAAAGGCATTCCGTATTATGCCGCAAATGATAATACGATGAAGTGGGCACCTCCAGTAGAATTGCCTAGCAAAGAATTTGCTAAAAAACACAAAGCAATTATTCTTTTCTTAGATGAAATGAATTCAGCGGCACCAGCAGTACAGGCAGCCGCATATCAACTTATTCTCAACCGTAAGGTAGGCACATATGAACTTCCAGATAATGTTTATATTGTAGCGGCTGGTAATAGAGAAGCTGACAAAGGTGTCACTTATCGTATGCCAGCACCCTTAGCAAATCGTTTCGTTCACTTAGAACTTGCAGTCGATTTTGATGACTGGTTCCAGTGGGCTGTAGATAACAATGTACACAAAGATGTTGTAGGTTATCTTACTTTTGCTAAAAAAGACCTTTACGATTTTGATCCAAAATCTCCAAGCAGATCTTTTGCAACACCACGTAGTTGGTCGTTTGTAAGTGAACTGCTCGAAGATGAGCTTGATGAAGAAACAACAACTGATCTTGTGTCAGGTGCTGTAGGCGAAGGCCTTGCAATCAAGTTTGTCGCTCACCGTAAGGTAGCGGCTCAAATGCCTAACCCAACTGACATTTTGTCAGGTAAGGTTAAAGAGCTAAAGACCAAAGAAATCAGTGCCATGTATTCCTTAACGGTCTCGCTCTGCTATGAGCTTAAAGAAGCGTCCGATAAAGGCGATAAGAAATTTGACGACAAAGTCGACAAGTTCTTGCGTTTTATGATGGATAACTTTGAAACTGAATTGGTTGTAATGGGTATCAAACTAGCCCTCACTCAGTATGCCCTGCCAATTGATCCAGACGAAGTTGAATGCTTTGATGAGTTTCATGATCGTTTTGGCAAGTATATTACCAAAGCACAACAGGCATAATACTAGGGAGTTTGGACGGTCTCCTCAAAAAAACCGTCCATTTTAGTTGACAAAATGTCTTTTATTAAATATAATATATACAACTAAGGAGAACATGGCATGACAATTGAAACAAAAGGCTTTACACCAGATCCTAACATTTCACCAGCAGATCTTATTGAAATGCGCAAAGAAGTGCTTGACAAAGTTATTGTAGCTCGTGTTGGCTTACTCCTTAGACATCCGTTTTTTGGAAATATGGCAACACGTCTAAAAATAGAAGCATGTGATGACTGGTGTCCTACTGCAGCCACAGATGGTCGTCATTTGTATTTCAACACACAATTTTTTAATGCACTTTCTAATAAAGAAATTGAATTTGTAATTGCACACGAAATCTTACACTGCGTATTTGATCATTTGACAAGACGTGAAGACAGAAATCCTATGCTTTATAATATTTCATGTGATTATCTTGTAAACAATTTACTTGTAAGAGAAAACATTGGAAGTAAACCTACTCTTATTGATATTTTCCAAGATTTTAAATATGACGGCTGGACATCAGAAGAAGTTTATGATGAACTTTTTAAACAAGCAGAAGAAAAAGGCAAAGAATTTGTAGAGCAATTAGGTGAACTGCTGGATGAACATTTAGATTGGGAAGGCGATTCCCAAGACGGTAAAAGCAAAAACAAAAAAAGAAAAAACGGACCTCCTAAATATTCCAAAGAAGAACTAAGAAAAATCAAAGAAGAAATCAAAGAAGGTATGATGAGTGCCGCACAAGCTGCCGGTGCTGGAAACATTCCAGGTGAAATTAAAAGAATTATTCAAGAATTAACAGAACCTAAAATGAACTGGCGTGAAATTCTACGTCAGCAAATTCAATCTACTATCCGCAATGACTACACGTTTAGCCGTCCATCACGTAAAGCATGGCATACTGGTGCTATTCTACCAGGCATGAATTTTGAAGAAACAATTGATCTATGTGTTGCAATTGATATGAGTGGTTCAATTGGTGACAATCAAGCAAAAGATTTCTTAAGTGAAGTTAAAGGTATTATGGACGAATACAAAGACTATAAAATTAAAATTTGGTGTTTTGATACACAAGTATATAACGAGGCAGATTTTTCCGCAGATCAAGGCGAAGACCTTTCTACATATCAGGTTTTAGGCGGCGGAGGTACTGACTTCGATGTAAACTGGACTTATATGAAAGAACACGATATTCAGCCTAAAAAGTTTATCATGTTTACAGATGGGTATCCTTGGAGTAGTTGGGGTGATGAAGACTATTGCGACACAGTCTTTATTATTCATTCTAACAGGGACAAAAATCTTCAAGCACCGTTTGGAATGACTGCACACTATGACAAAAACGCTGCTTAAAAATCCTAATCCTCTTAACTTTTTTGATTGCAGAAAATCGAAAATTCCTGCACCTTATTTTGAATATATCATAATACCTATAAGGTATAACCTAGAGGATAGTATAAATCGTTGGATATATGATAACTTAAAAGGCAGATTTTATGTTGGTAAAACTGTAAACATAGACAGTGATAACACTGTTAATAATGCATTAAAAGTAGGATTTGAAGAGCCAAAAGAGCTATCCTATTTCACTTTGGCTTGTCCACTTTTAAAGTACAAGTAAATAATTTCAAATAATTAATAGTATAAGGAGTTAATTAACTATGACTGAAGACAATAAAAAAGCGACAGCACCTGCGCAAACTGCTGACGCACAAGGCTCTGGTGTTGAACTTACTGTTCAAGACTTGGGTAATTTAAAACAAATTATTGATGTTGCTAGCCAAAGAGGCGCATTTAAGCCAAATGAAATGACTGTAGTAGGTCAAACTTACTCTAAGTTAGAATCATTTTTGGCGGCAGTAGCATCGCAACAACAAGCACAGGAACAGAAAAAAGATCCTGAAGGAGGCAAATAATGGCTCTAAAACATGTAGGAAGAGTTAAAGCAAATAAAAGAAAATGTATTGTTGCATATAGAACAGTACCAGGTGAACCTGAAAACTGTTTGGTTGTTCCAACTGAAAATTTAGATGCAGCAGATCACGATGCATTAATTAAATTAGTTGAATCAGATGCAGGACAACAAGAAGAAGAGTTTGCAACTGCTATGGCAAGAACACGTTTACCAGATGGTAGAATTATGTTAGCTGGTTTTCACACCACAGGTAAAATGACTAAACTAGCAACTAGTGAAATTGAAATGACGCCAGATCGCAACACAAGCATTATGCTTGATGAGTTGAATAAACTTATTGCAGAACAAAAAGGAGTTGCTGTTGAAGATTTAGCAATGAAATCTCAAGCAGAAACAATAGCTACAGCAGGAGAAGTACCTACTGCTACTACAGAAACAGCACCTACTACTGCAACAACTGATGGTGTTATGTCAGATGAAGATTTAGCTGCAAGCTATAGATCACAGGCTGATAGACTTTTTAAGGAAGCTAAAGCATTGAGAGAACAAGCCGAAGAACTTGTTCCGACCAAGAAGAAGTCTGTGAAAGAAAGTGCCTAAAAGAAAGTCACTTCCTAAAGACGTAATAGAACATTGGCCAGAAGTATTCAAAGATGTGGATATTTCTGTAGTCCCAGTCAAATACCTGCACTCAGTACGTGTTATATTTAAAGACGGAAAAGTGTGGGACATTGACGTTGCTAAAACAAGACAAAAACAAAAAACTACAAACATAGAAGCAGCCCTAGAAGACCTGTTTAAAACCTATGAAGAAAGCATTGAAAACGTGGATTTTAGACTAGATACAGCTAAAGTAAAAGCAGATATACAAGGGAGAACTAGGCATTTTATGAAAAGAAGAAAGTAGCTATTGATCGGAATTTGTATAAATACATATAGATATTCCAGGAGTTAATAAACATGGCCCTAAAAATTAGAAGAGGTACAGACGCAGAAAGGCTTACGATTACGCCTGAATCTGGCGAGCTGATATACACAACAGACACTAAAAAAGTATATGTTGGTGATGGTGGTACAGCAGGCGGTACTATAGTCACCGGAACAACTTCAGTTGTTCAAGATACAACGCCACAACTAGGCGGGAATTTAGATCTAAACAGCAATAACATTATTGGCACAGGTAATATCAACATTACAGGTACAATTACTGCAACCGGGAATATCAACTTAGGTGATGGAGCAGGTGGAGACGTAATTACTATTGGTGGGTCAATAGATGGTAGTTTAATTCCAGATGAAGATCTATCTTACAGTATAGGTTCAACAACAAAAAGATTTTTAAACGTACATGCAGTACAAGCAGATATACAAGGAAGTATTACTGCTGATGCTATTAGTGCAGATGTACTTGCAGACGACAGCACAGTTATAATCGACTCTACTACACAAAATATTACAGGAAACAATTTTACTGGTACACTTTTTACAGGTGATACAGTAGGTAGTCATACAGGTTCTGTTGATGGTGATGTGAATGGTAGTGTTTTTGGGGATGATAGTTCACCGTTAGTAGATGCAGTAGCAAGCGAACTAGTTGGTAATGTTAACACTCCTAACCTTATTGTAAACGGATTAAATAGTGAAGCGGCAAGTACAAAATTAAACTATGCTGCAAATGATGCTATAAATTCCACTCTTTTAGGAGAAATAATATTTCAAGAACAGTCAGTTAGCAAAGGATTTATACAGGGTAGAAGAAATAGCATATACATTTCAACAGAAGAAGTTAGTGGTACAACAGGTATTACAATTAATGATGATTTAACAGTTTTTGGTGGTCAACATGTTCGTATCAATCCAAGTAATACAGTTTTTTCCAAACCTACAGATGCACTACAAGTAGATGGTGATGCTACTATCACAGGAACTATTTCAAGTAGTTTTGTAGGAAGTTTAGCGTCAGATAACAGTACAATGGTTGTTGATAATAATGGTACTATTGTAAATCTAGCATTCACAGGTGAAGTTGGAAATACTCCAGGTGATACAGGTTCAGTTGACAGTTGGTTAGAAGTCACTGTTAACGGCGCAACCAAATACATTCCTTTATACGCATAATTTAAGATAAGTACTAGTATGCTAGAAACATACTTAATATTACCTCTCGCCTACGTTTTTTACTTTGTTGTAGTGACAACTGGAATAACTCTAGGTTATCATAGATATTTCAGCCATGGAGAATTTAAAGCAAACGCATTATATGAAACCGTGATGCTGTATTGTGGACTTTTATGCGGATGCAGATCACCATTAGCTTGGGCAGGTGTACATAGAATGCATCATGCTTATGCTGACACACCAAAAGACCCGCATAGTGCAAGGTATCAGCCTTGGTGGCGTATACTTTTTAGTTTATGGCACGTAGACACCATTCCAAGAAAATTTGTAAAGGACCTACTTGGTAATCCGCGTATAATATTTTTTCATAGGTACCGATACCAATTGTATGTTTCACATCTGATTATTACGTATTTGTTGTTTGGTCCTATTAGTATTTTTTATAACATTTTTATATTTGTATGTTCTTATTTAGGATTTGGAATGTTAAATTTATTTGGTCATGATGCAAATGGACCAGTTAACAAATTATGGATAAATCTAGTCGCTCCTTTTGAAGGCAATCATCTTGACCATCATAAGGCTAGCGCAAAATGAAATGGTATTTAGAATCTATAGACAAACATGTCGACAGTGTTAAAGTCCTTTTTGCAAAAACAGAAGGACACAAACATGCAGACAATTATAGTAAATGGCCATTATTTGAGCATACTAAATTTGCACGAATGGCATATGACCCAAATTTAATTTATTATAGTGCAGGAATAGAACGTCCAGAATATAATGGTAGTATAAGAATTATGAGCAGACACACACGAGATAGAAACTACGATTTTGGAGGATTCAAAGCCGATCTTAAAAGAGGTCTAGAAACCTTAGACGAAAGTACAAAATTTGCTTTACATTTAGGATACAAAAATATATGGGTTAGTAGAGAAGAAAATCCAAAACTGCTAGAATACTTTCAAAATGAATCTAATTATATTTGGAATATAACTCATGAAGAAATACCAAAAGGAGGACTACAATGGGTCTTACGATTGGCTTAACGGGACATACAAATGGCTTTGGAAAATATATTAAGGCAGAATGCGAGAGAAAAGGACATGAAGTTTTAGGCTTTAGCACTACTAACGGATATCATTTTCCCGAAGATATACACAAAATTTTTGAACATAAATTAGATATAGTTATAAACAATACAGAGTTCAGTACAACACAAGTTAATATTGCTTTACTAGCACACAGTAAAGGTATAAAGTGTATCAATATAGGTAGTAAAATTACAGAAGCAAAAGTAGCAAAAAAATATTATTCAATGAAGAATAATAAACTTGCACTTAAGATGTTTAGTGAAAATAACAAACAAAAATATTTGACTTGGGGCTTCACAAAAGGACACTGGATACTAAAAGAAAATCCTAATTTATTAGAAACAATTTCAGTATCTCAAGCAGCAAAGGAGGTGGTAAATGAGCTGGGAATTAGTGCATAAGATACAAGCATACGGTGATGTATGTGAAATGCCTCGTATTACTTGCGATGCAGATGAAGTAATTAAACAATTAAAACAATTTGATGATAACTGGAAAAAATTTAATCCGCACAAACAACATATACTGAGAGACGGACTTAGTGTGACAAGTCTAGGTGGAGAACTAGATGGCCCAGATTTAGATAGCTTATGGGACTTGTGGGAAAGAACAGGAATATCATATACAGAATCAGACTTTAATGTACTAACAGATGTCTATCATAAATGTCCAGAAGTACAAAAACTTATTGATCCGTGGAAGCCTTGGCTAGCAAGATGCCATTTTTTAAGACTACCGCAAGGCGGACATTTTCCTCCACACCTTGACGGAGGTACTCATGATACTCCTTCTGTGTTTAGAATTATTGTTCCTATACAAAATTGTCAGCCACCTAACTTTTTTATGATGATAAAATCTGGAGTAGAATTTGAAGCAATACCTTTCAAGTATGGTATGAGTACATATGTTAACACTATGAAAAGGCATACCTTATTCAATACCAACAGTAAAGATAGCATAATGTTAATTATGAATATACAATACACAGAAGATTCATTTGCTAAATTTAGAGAAGAGGTATACTAGTGCTTCCTTATTTTGTTCCTATAGATTTTATAAGCAAAGAAGATGTAGAATTTTTAGAAAAATTAGTGCAATCAGACGAAGCAAATTTTATTTCATATGAAACTATAAGCGGACAACGAGACGGCAACTTGTGTTGGGATTTAAATTTAGATTACTTTAATAGATTTAATTTAAAAAGTTATACATTTTTTGTGCATCAAGAGCCATATACAAAAGTCATAAAACATACCGACAATCCTAAATGGAAACGCAATACAGTTTTAATTGTGCCTTTGCTTTGGCACAGAAATTATGCTCCGTGTTATTTTGAAGACGGACCTATAGTTGAATTTAGAACCCCTTATCTTTTCAATACACAACTACCACATTATATAAACAATAACGAGTATCCAAGATACAATTTCCAAATATGCTTTGAAGAACCAATAGAGGAAGTAGCAAAATGTTTGACCCCCAGATGACAGAAGGCTTTGTACACTGTGATCCAATCAGTGATACAAAGGAACTTACTACATTATTTTACAGTATGACTGAAGAAATATGGCCCGATCTAAGTTTCGGTGATCAAACATATCTTAATGTTTACATGCAGCGTCCGAAAGACTTAATGAGCAAGCGTGACATCTATAACGGCTTACGTGGATTTGATATGAAGGACGAATCTAATTGGTTAAACTACTGCTCTGAAACAAAATACAAAACAGGTGTACTGTACTATGTAAAACTCCGCAAAGAAAACGCAAGAATAGAAGAACATCAATGGCTCAACATATATTGCTTTGTACACAATGACTTTAGAGAACTAGGTGCAAAATATTGGAATGAATTAGAACAAGCAATCCCAGATTTAAGAAATAACTACTGGTTTAGTTATATGGAACATGAATGTGAATTCCAATGGCACACAGACGGTGACACAGGTTTTAGATATCATCATGTGCTTAACAATGATGGAGAAGGTATTACTAGTAGTATTGAAACAAGTGATGGCAGTGTGTTTCGTAAGCCTGGTGAAGCATTTATACTAAACACTGCTAAACCTCATTGTGTTGTACCGTGTAAAAGCGTAAGACTACATGCTGTAGCAAGTATAAATGGTCCAAAAAGCACACGTAAAAATCATAATAATCAATGGTTGGAAGATACAAACACTACATGGAAGGATTGGGAACGTGAACACGGTTATAGTAGTTGATGGAATATTTGCTGAAGATTATCTTGAAAAACTAGATGAACTTTGCAAAGGCGACCTTCTACAATTAGATAGTGAAACAGGATCACATGTAGGCGAATATACAGACTACGAATGGCAAATGATCAAAAATGATATTAGGACTTCTCCACATAGACAAAAACTATTAAGTGAAATAGGAAAACATATCGGCGCAAGTTTGCCTATTGATGATTTAGAACCTATGCAACTGTTTGCTAAAAAATTTACTTCTAGCAGTCGTATAGGCAAACACAAAGAAGATCCAGAAGTTTATGGAGACTGGGTGTGGATGCTTTATCTTACAGACGAAACTGATGGAGAACTATGTACAGAAGATATGCGTATATTGCCAAAACGCAACAGACTTGTAATTATGCGTACAGGATTTGATCATTGGGTAGAACCATGTAGTGGAGAAAGACTAAACCTCAGTGGTTGGCCATTTATAACAGCTGAAGTTAGAAATCGCTGGAAGAAATAACGTCTTTTAAAATATCTTTAGCAGTATTCCAAGTGACAGTATGATTAAAGAAAAAACTTACCATTATTCTTTCATTGTCTGTAGTATTTTCAACTGCATGCCATTCTGATGTATTAAACAATACAGGTTTGTTTGTAATAGTGTGCCTATGTATTTCTTCAAACTCTATATCTGTCCTATCAGTCTTAAAAAATTCCCATGGTTTTAAATATGCAGGCGTCTTTTGTTTATACCAATACGTTGTGTCTACACCTTGCATTTTTATAGGTATGTTTATCACTTGCGGTACGACTATTTCTTTTGCCATATCAGGGTATTGGTTATATTGATTTGAATCAATATGTAAGACTACTGGCTTGTTAGGTGGGAATGCAAATATTCTAAATGTTTTGCTAAGCCATTGTCCGTAGTCAGCTACTGGTGAAAATATACCAGGATATTTTTCAAATGTGCTGTAAGGCGGTAATATGCTTTCAGGATCTCTAATGTCTTCTAAAACTTCTAAAACATATTCTTCGTAGCCCCAACTTATAGGCAAATTTAAATCATAACTACAAATCATATTGCAAAACATAATCTTTATATTTAGAAATACTTCTAGCCACTAGTTCGTCATGTGCTTCTAAATCTAATTCGCCACTTATAGTTAGCAGAATTTTATCACAAGGATCACTACCATGCATAACCCATCTTTGTGTTAAACCAAATGCACTTGCATCTTTTGGCATTGTGACATGATCTACATTTGAGTGATCTTTTGTTTCGACTCCAAATTCAGCAACTTCACCTTTAGATGGTTTCATAAAAAAGCTCATAGGACCTTCTTTCTCGTCTGGACGTAATACTATCCTGTATTCACTTATAGGCTGTTCTTTGCGTCTAGTTTGTCCCCATTCTCTTTCAAAATATATAGAGTCAAAATCTTCTATAGGTAGATTGTGTCTGCCCATATAGTACTCACTACTGTCTTGGTGTAGTGTCAGCAACTTTTGATGCTTGCCTAATAAGAAACCTATAGTTATTTTTTTGAAGGGTAATCTTTTACAAAATTCATCTACTTCTGGAAACTCTTTTATAAAATCGTCACGCCACTTCCAATTTAGTTCATAAAAATATTTTCTATGGTACAAGTCAATTGGATCTGTAAATTCAAAGTCGTCTGTATATTCACGTACTGGAATGATTGTTAGTTTGCTTGCTTTACCGTCAGCAAGTGTACTAGACATTGGTTCTGTATTTTCTTCATACCACTTATCTAGTTTTGCATAGTCTAAATCTATTGTTCCAACATCAATCGGAGTGAAGGCTGTTAGCATTTTTTATTTCCTCTAATATTTTTTCAGCTTCTTCTTTAGTCGTTATTTTTCTTAACTTAGATTTAAGCTCTTTATCTTTACATTCAATAACTTCGGGTAAGCTGAATAATTCTATCTTATACTGAAATAGGTTTTGTGACATCTTCTAAATCCTGTGTACCATCTAAACTGAACATTAACGCAATTCTTGGTTGATCACTCATGTTAACAACTGCATGCGGATATCCTATATTTAAGAAATAAGCATTTCCATTTTCTAAATTATATGCTTCTATTTTTCCGTCACGTCTAAATAGGTTTATAACTTGTTTACTACCAAAAATTGGCACAATACATCTTACAGCATAGTTTACATCATAGTCAACGTGAAATGGAATATTTTTTCCTTCTGCAAGTTTTGTAATTCTTATTCTACTTGCAGGCGCTTTTAATTGTTTTATTATGTCTTCAAAATAACTATCTGTGTAATCTTCTGTAGGAACATTATATAGATGTTCTTCTCGTCTTTGTAATCTTTCTTTAATGCTTGTAGTGTGTGGTAAAATTTCGCTAGGTGTAGTAAGATTAATCTGTTCAAAGTTATCATAAACACTTTTTACAAGTTCCATATGATTATCGCAAAGCATAGGATTTGCTGTGCGTACATCTACAAATTTGCTTGCAATCTCAGTCGTTGCAGTCTGTAATTTTTCTAAATTTATATCTAATTTAAAATTATATATACTTGGTAAGTTCTTTTTATGCATAATTAAATCTTTCTAAATCTATTCTGTAATAATGTTCTATTACAGATTTAGCTTCCGGTGTCAATATCTCTCTAATATTTACCGTGTTTTTTGACACATTCTTGCGTTCTTGAATATTCAAGTCTTCAAGGCGTAATATCTCGTCTACAGCAATTTTATGGTTTACTGTGATATAATCTATCATGGGTATGCTAGGTTTGAATTCTCCTAAAAAGAAATCAGCTGTCGTGGTTGTGTATTCTTCAAATTGTTTTTGCCAATTAGGCCAAGGTTTATCAAAATATATGTAAAGGTATTCTAAAAATCCAACATTAATACCATATTGTTTTGAATAGTTCCACCAGCTTACTGCTCTTTCATATGGATTTCTAATTATAGTAAAACTAGGTAATTTAGGCAGTGCTGGATCGCATATAGGTGCATGGGGTTTAATATCAACTTTGCCCATTGTAGCAGTCATACTTATTCCTGCCGTTTTTGGTATATGTATAAAAAGTTTTTCTTTATTCCATGCGCTCATATAAAATTCCTTTAGCACGTACTGCTTCAACTATACCTTGCCAACTGTTATAAGGCCAAAATATAAAGCATGCACTAGAACGTGGTTCATTAATATCTTCACTAATAATTGTATGATGTGCTGATGTATTAAACAAGGTTGCCTTATCTGTTAATTTAAATCTATCTACTTCTTGTAATTTAGTTTTATCTTGTCCCATTGTATCTGAAGAAATATATTTGTTTACATTGTCTGGAAACAAATCACCGTTGTTGCTAAATGCCCAAGGCCATAATTTTCTAAGTTCAGGGTCTATAAACCATACTGTAGTATCTCCTACAGGCTTGCTTAACAATATATTAACATTACCTGGATGCTGTATATCCATAGGTATGTCTTTATGGAATGCCTGTTCATTTGAATCTACGTGTGGCAAATATTTTTGTCCTGGATACATATTGAGAAAACGTATACCATCAACAAATCCATCATTGAATATATTCTTGAATTTTATAATAGCATCACAACTCTGTTGCCTAACTGTTTCATCAGAAACATAAAAGCACATGTCGTCATAACCAGCATATTTATATTTAGGATTGTTAAGATATAGTAATTCTTCTCGTACTTGAGAGATATCTATGTTTAGCTCATATGCACACGAGAACATAATCATTTCCTATTTTTTCTGCTTTATATCTTTTGTCTACAAAATCATAAAATTCTTGTTGATGATTATATGCGCCCATTAGAATATTAGCATGATGATTGCCATACTTGCACCAATAATTAAATTGTTTAATGTTTTCTTCTAGCAAAGGGGATACATCAAAAATTGCTAGATCAAAACCGATCTTCCAATCATAATTAAAAGGTGATGTGTCTAAAATTATACTTACGTTGTCACAGTCTTGGAATGTTTTGGCTAACAAATTAAAATCAAAATAGTCATGATATTCTTCTGGAAAGTGTCTCTTGACACTACGCTTCCAATCTTGATCTTTTAAATTTTTATCTAATCCTTGACTCTTATCTACTTTTGCTTGTCCAATACTATATTCTCCTCTATCAGTATCTGGCATGTGATTAAGTTTATGATCATGATAACTTTGTACAGCAAAGAAATGACTGTTGGGCAACATTTTACTTAACTTGTATGTAATGCCTCCATAGTAAGTGCCTATTTCTACACAGGTTTTAGGTTGTAGTTGTTTGGCTACTTCTTGGTGAACACTTATATTTGCACCATCATGCATTGAATACATCTTGTTTCCTTATTACTTTATCGCTATACTTACTTACGCTTCTTTCTACTAGATCCCAATGCTTCTTGGGATTTACTTTTCCAAGTATAAAACCTATAAGTCTATCTTCTGTGTCTGCTTCTACACCATGTGCTTGATCCTGATTGCGTATCAGAAACGCATCAGTTTCGTCTGGCACAATACATCTATGTTTTTGTTGCCAAGTCATATCTTTTGTGTAGTCATATTCTTTACACATATACATTTTATCTTTACTGCCTGCGACAACAAATCGATATCCAATTGGTTCGTGCGCCATATTATATTCTAGTGTTTCAGGCATAATAGCAAGATGATGTTCGTGTGTAGGTTCTACTGCATTACCGTCTATATGTGGAGGAATCTCATGCTTTGCTCGTGCTATGCGAATATAGTAAAAGTCATCACACGGAATATATGTTTCAATCCAATCTATAAGTTCAGGATAGTTTTCTTTTGCATTGTCTGTCCATTGTTGCGGATTTCCTAAAGGATTATTATTTTCTTTTTCGCCTAACAAAGTTTCTTCGTCCCACCAAATATAAAAATCAGGCGCATTGAATCTATCTAATATTTTTTGCTTGTTTGGTATAGGTGGGATTGCAAGCGGAGTAAATATGACATCTTTATTCATCTGTTGTTCCTTTGATATATGCAAACGGACTCATAAGTTCTACATCTTTGTTTCCTATTACTAAGTCAGGCATTTGCAATTCTTTACGTACTGTATCTATATTATCTTT